TGGAAAAGATGGGTTTTCGTATTGAGTGGGCAAGAGCATTTGGTAAAGAAACTATTGATGAAATGCTAGATAGACATGACATAATAATGAAAGCTGATGGCTTATCAGAAAAAAGACGTGCTACATTTAGAACAAATATACTTGCAGACTATGAGCGTGAAGCAGGTCAAATGATTAGGTCACCTGACAGATGGGATAATAAATACTCAAGGGTTACTAAAAAGGTTGCAGGTATGACTTATCTTACTGGTGCAGGAGTGACATCTATAATTGAAACAGTAGCCATGCCTATCTTTGAGCATGGATATGGCAGGGTGTTTAGGACTGCTGTGCAAGCTGTTGATGGTAACTGGGCAAACATCAAGGCTAATGTAAAAAATCTTATGTATGTTAATGAAGGTATGGAGTTAGCAAAACCTATAGCACAAAGGCAATTTCTTACAGACACTACTAAAAACTTACAACCCGGCAAGTTAGAACGATCTGTTGAAATGATGGAAAAGGGTTTTTATATTGGCAACGGACTGTCAATCATTACTAAGATTGGGAAGCAAGTTGATATGGCTGTGCGTATACCAAAGTTTTTTGAGCAAATTCAAGCAATTAAAAATAATAGTGCGTCAGCATTTGATATAGAAGAACTTAGTCGTTATGGTATATCACCTGATGTAGCTAGACGATTAGCTAATATGCCTTGGGAAAAAACAGAAACAGGTATGCCTGTTCTAAATCTAGCTAATTGGCCAGAAGCTACAGCGTTGGATAGAGAACTTAAGCGTACAATGATGACATACCTTGCGTCTGCATCACGCAATACTATTATGCATGCTACTGCATTTGACAGACCAATGATTATGGATGGTTTTGTTTATGTTAAATACAAACCATGGATGAGAAAGCTTGGTATACAAGTTGATGAAAGAGCAAGCATTAAGGTAGGCAATAAGATTACATATCCTATGGCACGAGTAGAGTCTGGTGTCATGGCATTTCCATTTCAGTTTTATAACTTTGCTTTTGCAGCAACAAACAGGATTGCAGCATCTATGCTTGATCCGGCAAGACAGCATAGAATGGCAGGAATGTCTGCATTATTAGCTATGAGTTATATAACATTGCTTATTAAGAAACCTGATTGGTGGTTTGAAAACAGAGACGCACCTGAGTTAATGATGCGTAGCTTTGAAATGTCAGGTATTACGGGAGTGTATTCTGATATTGCTTATATGGCATTGCATTCAGCTATAGCTACAGGCTTGCATAATCCTGATGACTCATGGCTTAAAGGTAAATATAAACCTACAGTTGGCGATCAGTTTGCAGACTTTGCAGGAGCAACACCCGGCATGATGCGTGAGTGGGTGCTTGGTGCTCATGAATTATTGACTGACCAAACACCTGAAGGCTTAAAAAGATTGTCTTATAATTTGCCAATTATAGGCTTAACACCATTTGCTGAAGATATGAGAGAGCTTGGCAGGAGCATAACAAGGCAATGATTTGTGCGTTGCACACAACAACAACAGGAAATAAGGTGCAAATATGACTATAGCTTTAAGTGATAATGACCCAAGAGTCTCGTATACAGTTGCAGAAGGCGTTACACAAACGGCCTTTACAGTTACTTTTGAGTTTTTTGATGATGCTGATTTAAACTTTTATGTTGATGGTGTACTTAAAACCTTAACCACACACTACACAGTAACAGGTGGGGATGGTTCTACAGGTACAATCAACACAACAGCAGGTAATTCAGTTACTGGAATAGCCGGTGGCTCAACTGTAGTTATAACAAGAAGTATTCCATTAGAAAGAACTACAGATTTTCCATCTTCGGGTGCATTTGAAGTAGCTACTCTTAATACAGAGCTAGATAGATTTACTGCTATAGCTGCAGAAATATCAGATGATAACGATAGATCAATACATTTAGCAGATGATGATGCTACTGTATCTATGGAACTGCCATCAAAAGCAAACAGGCTTGGTAAGGTTTTAGGATTTAATGCAACTACTGGTGCAGTAGAAGCAGGGCCTACAATAGCAGATGTAAGTTCTTTATCTGCAATAACAGCAGACATATCAACACTAGCCGATATTGAAGATGGTACTGATGCTACTGATGCAATTCAAACAGTAGCAAGTATATCTAGTAATGTAACTACAGTTGCAGGAATTTCTTCTAACGTAACTACAGTAGCAGGTATATCTTCAGATGTTACAGCAGTAGTAGCAGATCAAGCTGATATAGGCACAGTTGCATCAAACATATCTAGTGTTAATACAGTAGCTACAAATATTGCAGATGTTATTACAGTAGCAAATGATCTAGCAGAAGCAGTTAGTGAAGTAGAAACTGTAGCTAATGATTTAAATGAAGCTACGTCTGAGATTGAGGTAGTGGCAAACGCAATAACAAATGTTGATACTGTTGGTACTAACATAGCTAATGTAAATACTGTAGCAGGTATAAGTTCCAATGTAACTACAGTTGCAGGAATAAATGCTAACGTCACAACAGTAGCAGGTATAAGCAGTAATGTTACCACAGTCGCAGGAATAAGCAGTGACGTAACTGCTGTTGCAGGTGATGCTACTGACATAGGCACAGTCGCAACTAACATTGCTAATGTAAATACAGTTGGTGGAATTAGTGGAAACGTAACTACTGTTGCAGGGATATCAGCTAATGTAACAACTGTTGCAGGAATAAGTTCTGATGTGTCAACTGTAGCAGGTGATAGTACTGCAATCAATGCTGTGGCAAATGATGCAACGGATATTGGCCTTGTAGCAGGTAGTATAGCAAACGTAAATAACGTTGGTGGTTCTATAGCTAACGTCAACACAGTGGCAAGCAACCTTGCTTCAGTAAATAACTTTGGTGAAGTTTATCGTATCTCAGCTTCTGCACCAACTACATCACTAGACTTAGGTGATTTATACTTTGATACTACCTCAGATACATTAAAAGTATATGGTGCAAGTGGATGGCAGAACGCAGGTAGTTCTATAAATGGTACATCACAAAGATACCACTATGATATATCAGGCACACCAACAAGTGTAACTGGAGCAGATGCTAATGGTAACACATTAACATATGACGCAGGTTATGTAGATGTGTATGTCAATGGTGTGCGTATGTCAGATGCAGATATTACAGTTACCAGTGGAGACACAGTAACCTTTGCAGAAGCTCTAGCAAATGGAGATGAGGTAGACATAGTTGGCTATGGTACATTTAGTGTAGCTAGTTTAAACGCAGATAACCTAGACAGTGGCACAGTGCCAAGTGCTAGAGTAAGTGGTGCATATACTGGTATTACTAGCGTTGGTACATTAACTAGTTTTGCATCTACTGGTATAGACGATAATGCCTCAAGCACTGCGGTAACGTTGGATTCGTCAGGCAACTTCTTGGTGGGTAAGACTAGTGCATCAACCCTTACTGTAGGTGTTGAAGCTAGAGCAGATGGTACTTTTGCAGCAGTTAAATCTAGTGGGGGTGCAGCTGTTTTTGGTCGTAATACAGATGATGGTACAATTCTTACCTTTCGCAAAGACGGCACGACTGTGGGAAGTATTGGTGTTAGTGGAACAAGGATGCATTTGCTTAATGGTGATACTGGTTTAAGATTTGCTGGTGATACTAATTCTATTTTTCCTTGTACTACTGATGGAGCAGATAGCAACAATGCTATTGATTTGGGTGCTAGTGGAAATCGCTTTAAAGATTTCTATTTAGGTGGTGGAATATATCTTGGTGGCACTGGTTCAGCTAATAAGTTGGATGACTATGAAGAGGGAACTTGGACACCTGCAATGACTGGTTTGACACTTGCATTAGCACAAGGAAATTATACAAAAATAGGTCAAATAGTTCACTGGGGGTTTAGGGTAGTATTACCTGCTACTACAGCAAATACACACTTTTCGGTTTCTGGATTACCTTTCTCTCATTCACTGTCAGGTGATTACAGATTTGGTGGTGCATTAATATATGCAAATGGTAACATAGGTGCTGATGTAACTTGCATTATTGTTGGCTATGATGTGCAGTTTTATAAAAATGGCTCTACGTTTGTTGAGTATGGTGATTATAATGCAAAAGATGTTAGGGCATCAGGTGCTTATATAACAACTGATTAGGAGATAAAAATGGCATTAACAGAAGAAACAGTACAAGACAAAATAGAGATAGTCGGTGACTACAAAATGGTTCAAGTGAGGACAGCAGCGGTCATCAAGAGAGATGGCACAGAGATAAGCAGGAGCTTTCATAGGCACGTTGTTGCACCTAATATAAGTGCAACTGACTTAGCCAATGAGAGTACAGAAGTACAAGCAATATGCAATGCAGTACATACAGAAGCAATCAAGA